CGCCGAGTATGTGCCGTTGATTTTGTTCACCTGATTTGAAAAATATTGGGAACGATTTTTTCGTCGTGCCCTTGTATGCGAGTGAGTGCTTACTTCTATGAAGCAAAAATACATTAAAGCCCATATGAAAGCAGCAAGTGTCTACGCTGAACTATCGTCAGCAGTCAGACTACACGTAGGCTGCGTAATCGTCAAGGACAACACAATTATCGGCATTGGTTATAATGGTATGCCATCTGGCTGGGATAATAATTGCGAAGAACTTGAATATGTGTTAAAATCTGAGTGTCAACAGAATGATGATTGGATGAAAAAATCTGGTTATACCGAAACTGCACACGGATGGACAAAACTACATTCTAAGCCAGAAGTGCTTCATGCCGAAACAAATGCGATTGCAAAAGTTTCACGATCAACGAATTCTAGTGATGGTGCCAGTCTCTTTGTTACCCACGCACCATGTCTAGAATGTGCTAAAATAATACATCAAGCAGGAATCAAGGAGGTCTACTACAAGAACGATTACAGAAGCCAAGCGGGAATCGATTTTCTAAAAAAATGTGAAATTCAAGTTATTAAGTGTAACGAGGAGTAATTATGAACAATATCACAAAAGCAGCAAAACAACTGGCTGAAGCAAATGCCAAACTTCCTAAAGCATACAAGTATGATCTTGTAATGCGTGAGTTTGATAACAAGGTTGAACTGATCGGTCTTGTTGATGATCCAACATACGACATTGCAGACTTTCGCGGTCGTGAAATGTTATTTCCCAAAAAATGGGTAACACTAGAAGTTTTTGAACCTACTAAAGAGGTAACTTTATGAACGAAGTAAAATGTTTCACTTTTAAAACACACCAAACTATCATGGGTGAGGTAACCGATGATGGTGATGTCGGCTTCACACTCAAAAATCCAATGCAAGTGGTTGCTGTACCACCACGTTCCGCAAACGATTCGGGTGGTGTTGGTTTTGCACCGTATCTTGCTTTTGTTGAAGAGTTTGACAAAGGGATTAATTTCAAGTATGATGATATTTTGACAGTCAACACACCTGTGACTGATCTACTCAATCAATATAACCGCATGTTTAGTCGGATTGAAATTGCATCACCAACACTTAAAATTTAATGAGTAAATATTACACAAACGTATGTGTTCACAGTAATCATATACTTTTTCGTGGAGTGAACAACGGTCGGAGAGTAAAGAGCAAAGTTAAATACTCTCCGACTCTGTTTTTACAGTCTAATAAACCATCTCAGTGGCATTCATTGTTTAATGAGCCACTAGAACCTATGACTTTTGATACGATTCGGGAGGCACGTGATTTTGTCAAACGCTATGAACAAGTTGCAAACTTTAAAATCTTTGGTAATACAAGGTATGAATACGCATTCATTGCTGACACTTTTAGAGGCGTTGTTGATTGGGATATTTCTCATCTCTCTGTCGCTTTCATAGACATTGAAGTCGGATCTGAAAATGGTTTTCCTGATCCATATAAAGCAACTGAACCAATTACTGGAATTGCCATACATCAATTGAATGGTGGCACTACTGTTTATGGTTGCGGTACATATCGTAATGAAGATGAAAGTGTAGATTATGTTTTGTGTAAAGATGAAATCGATCTTTGTGAACGGTTTCTTGCTGATTGGGCAAGCAATCATCCTGATGTTCTTACTGGTTGGAATATCAAGTTCTTTGATGTTCCTTACATTATCAATCGTTTCACGCGTATACTAGGCGAAGATGAAACAAAGAAACTTTCTCCGTGGGAAATTCTGTCACAAAGAAACACAGTCTTCAAAGGTAAAGATCAAATCGTTTATGATATTCTCGGCGTTTCGGTTCTAGATTATTTTGAACTGTATCAGTGGTATGCACCTGGTGGTAGAAACATTGAGAATTATCGACTAGATACTGTTGCAAGTGTTGAACTTGATGAAAGAAAACTATCGTATGATGAGTACGACAGTCTACACCAACTCTATAAACTAGACTATCAAAAGTTCATCGACTATAACATTAAAGATGTGAGACTTGTTCTCAAACTTGAAGATAAGTTGAAGTTGATCGAACTAGCATTGACTCTTGCATATGACACCAAGTGTAATTACGATGATGTCTTTGCACAAACAAGAATGTGGGATGCACTAATCTATAACTATCTGCTTGATAAAAAGATTGTTGTGCCACCGCGTCGAGTTGCTAAAAAGAATGAAGCGTTTGAGGGTGCGTATGTCAAAGATCCACAAATCGGTCTTCATAATTGGGTTGCATCGTTTGACTTGAACAGTCTATATCCACACTTGATTATGCAATACAACATTTCACCCGAGACACTGGTTGAGACCCATGAGTATACAGATGAGATGCGCGAACTTGCAACAAGTGCATCCGTTGAAAGTTTGCTTGATCACAGACTTGATACGAGTGTGTTGAAAAACGTAACAATTACACCAAACGGGCAATTTTTTCGAACTGACAAACAAGGCTTCTTACCAGCAATGATGGTTGAAATGTATGAAAGTCGCAAAAAGTTCAAAAAAGAAATGTTGAAAGCGCAACAAGATTATGAAAATGAAAGAGATAAAGCCAAGAAAAAAGAAATTGAAAAGTTAATCGCACGCTATAATAATCTACAACTTGCAAAGAAAGTCTCACTGAACTCAGCATATGGTGCCATGGGTTCTCAGTATTTCAGATTTTATGATTTGCGCCAAGCACTTGCCGTTACACAAGCAGGTCAATTGTCCATTCGTTGGATTGAAAACAAACTCAACGAATATCTGAATAAAGTATTGAAAACTGAGAGAGATTATGTTATTGCTTCAGATACAGATTCGATTTATCTTAATCTTGGTCCATTGGTTGATTCTGTGTATAAACAGAAGCCGGATACTACGAAAGTTATCGCCTTCATGGACAAAATCTGTGAAGAGAAGATACAACCTTATATTGATGAGAGTTATCAGAAGCTTGCTGAATATGTTCACGCATTCGATCAAAAAATGCAAATGAAACGTGAAGGCTTATCTGACAAAGGTATTTGGACTGCAAAGAAGCGATACATTCTAAACGTGTATAACAATGAAGGTGTGCAATATGAAAAGCCTAAACTCAAGGTCATGGGTCTTGAGATGGTCAAATCATCTACACCAGTTGTTGTACGCGATAAGATGTATAAGTTAGTTGATTTGATTGTAAATACAGATGAAGAAACCGTTCAACAATTTGTGGCTGATTTCAAAGAAGAGTTTAGAAAATTACCTGTTGAAGATATTTCTTTTCCGCGTGGCTGCAATGGCTTGAAAGAATACGCTGATTCTGCTACAATATACAAGAAGGGTACACCAATTCATGTCAAGGGTGCGATTCTATATAATCATTTCTTGAAACAACACAATCTAACAAATAAGTATCCTTTGATAAAAGAGGGTGAGAAATTGAAATTTACCTATCTCAAAACACCAAATCCATTTAGAGACATGGTAGTTTCGTTTCCAACAAGATTGCCTAAAGAGTTTGAGTTGCAAGAATATGTTGACTATGAAACACAATTTGAAAAAACATTTCTTGAACCAATTAAACTAATTTTGGACTGTATTGATTGGAAAACTGAAAAGCAACATTCACTTGAAAATTTCTTTTCATGAAAAATATACGAGTTATTAAAACCGGCATCAATGTTTCAAAAATATTGAAACAGTTGAATGAACATCCAGAAGATTGGAACTATCAGCAAAAAATGCCTGAGAGTAAAGTTTTAGATCCACACGTTTATATTAGTCAAGCGGCTGTTCTTCAACTTGTTATTGGTACAATCAGTCATCCAGATGAATATGTTTTCGATTCTGAAGGTTGTGCCATAGCACCAGCGTATCATCGACACACGGCTGCTGTTGCTTTTTTAAAGAGACACTTTAAAGACTTCAAACGAGCAGGCTTTCTTGCTTTGCCAGTTGGTGGAGAAACTGGCGCACACATAGACTTTGGTAAGTATTATTTGAATAAAGATAGATATCATTTGTCAATACAAGGTAGTTATGAGTATACTGTAGGTGACGAATCGATTATTGTTGAACCAGGTACATTGTTTTGGTTTAATAATAAACTTGAGCATTCAGCAAGAAATGTGGGACCGATAGATAGAATTACATTCGTATTTGATGTACCGCATTCTAAAGATAATCCATGATACATGTAATACTGCCGTTTCTAACTGCACTTGCGCTGTCAGGTATTGCAGCGTATTACTCAGTCATTGGGCTTGCGCAGATATTTCCAGGTTCATACTGGCCAATCATTATCATGGGTTCAGTGTTAGAAGCAGCAAAGTTAGTTACAGTATCATGGGTATATAATCATTGGAAAACAACATTTTCTGCACTCAAACTTTATTTTTTGATTGCAGTCGTATTGTTGATGGGTATTACATCGATGGGTATCTTTGGCTATCTATCGAAAGCACACATTGAACATTCAAGCACAATAGCACCACAAGCAGCAAAGGTAGAAATCTATGATGAAAAGATCAAAGTTATTCAATCGCAGATTGAGAGGAACAACAAAAACCTTAGTCAGTATGATGAGGCTGTCGATCAAATTATGGGCAGAACGAAAGATGAAAAGGGGGCTGAACGGGCGAACCAAGTACGTAAAGCCCAACAGAAAGACCGTGAGAGAATCATTGCTGAAACTAAGAGGTTACAAAAAGAGATACAGACACTTACGGAAGAAAGGCTCCCTTTATCCTTGGAAGTTAGAAAGGCTGAATCGGATTTGGGACCTATAAAATATGTGGCTGAAGTAGTTTATGGTACACATGATCGTGACCTGATAGACAAAGCAGTTAGATTGGTAATCTTCATTATTATTATTGTGTTTGATCCATTGGCTGTGTTATTATTGATAGCAGCAAATCAAACATATCGTAGACTTAAAGATGAAAATGATGGCACAATGCCTATTAAAAAAGTTGCGAAGAAAAAAAAGATTGACAGCACACCCACTCGTAGTCTAGAATCATTTTTTATAGATGACAAACACACAGTTATATCAAAAGACAAAATAGCAGATATTGGAGAAATAAATGAGCATATTAGATAAACTAAAGAAATCATCGACTATCAAAGACAGTTCAATACTGTCAAAGTCAAAGTTTTTTAATGATAAAGATATGATACAAACGGAAGTGCCTATGATAAACGTGGCGCTTTCTGGTTCACTTGATGGTGGTTTGACACCAGGATTGACAATGTTTGCTGGTCCGTCAAAACATTTCAAGACTGCGTTTGCACTTTTGATGGCGTCAGCATATATGAAAAAATATCCCGATGCTGCTGTTTTGTTTTATGATTCGGAGTTCGGCACACCACAAAAATATTTTGAAACATTCAACATCAATATGGATAATGTGCTTCATACACCAATTACTGACGTTGAACAATTGAAACACGATATCATGAATCAGTTACAGAATATTGAAAAAGGTGATCGTGTTATCATTATTCTTGATTCGATTGGTAATCTTGCATCAAAAAAAGAAGTTGAAGATTCAATTGAAGGTAAGTCAGTTGCAGATATGTCACGTGCGAAACAAATCAAGAGTTTATTTCGCATGATTACACCACACTTAACACTCAAAGATATACCTATGATTGTTGTCAATCACACGTATAAAGAGATTGGCATGTTCCCTAAAGACATCGTTGGTGGCGGCACAGGCTCTTACTATTCAGCAGATACAATCTGGATTCTTGGTCGTCAGCAAGATAAAGAAGGCACTGAAATTGTCGGATATAATTTTATCATCAATGTAGAAAAAAGTAGATATGTTCGTGAAAAATCTAAAATACCTGTTAATGTATCTTTTGATGGTGGTATTAATAAGTGGTCTGGTCTACTTGATATTGCACTCGAAAGCAATTTCGTAACAAAACCTAGTAATGGTTGGTATGCAAAAGTTGATCAAGAGACAGGTGAAGTATTAGACAAAAAACGTTTTGCTGATACACAAACTGAAGAGTTCTGGAAAGACATTCTTGTGAATGATCAATTCAAAGAATTTGTAAGGAAAAAATATGAAATCACTTATAGCAACATTATGGGAGAAAGTGAGTCCGTGGAAGAAGAAGATGCTGAAACCGCAACATGACATTGACTATACCCTGACGGACATAGATGACGGTACAAAAACTGTTGTAGAAATTAAAACAGGAAAGTTTGCTGGCATTCTTTATCATTACAGACAAGCAAGATTGACAGAAGAAACAGATTTTGCTAGAATGACATTTAGCTATACCGTCTTATCTTCACCGAAAATACCAATAGATGATCTGATACAAGATCAAGAGTTTCAGACATTTATTGGTGACATACTAACCGAAATTTTACTAAGTCAAGCGGCTGCAAATGAAAAGACTAGAAACTACGATTCTGAAGAATTTGATATTTAATGAGGACTACACAAGAAAAATTATTCCGTTTCTGAAGACAGAATATTTTGTTGACTCTACAGAGAAAACTTTGTTTAATGAGATCAACGAACACATAAACGAATTCAAACATCTTCCTACTTACGAGTCACTTGTAATTAATTTTACAGAATCAAAGAAACTGACTGAAGAGCAGGTACGTAATGCTGTTCAGATGATTCGTGAAATCAATTCTGAAAAAGATGAGCCAACTGATACAGACTGGCTTATCAAGCAAACTGAAAAATTCTGCCAAGACAAAGCAATCTACAATGCAATCATGAAGTCTGTCAAGATTCTTGATGACAAAGATCATAAAGAAGACAAGGGCATGATACCAAAATTGCTGAGTGATGCACTTGGCGTTTCATTTGATCGATCTGTCGGGCATGATTATATCGATGACTCCGACAATCGATTTGAATTCTATCATCGTCACGAAACAAAGATACCTTTTGATCTTGATCTATTCAATAAGATTACGAAAGGCGGTTTGCCAAAGAAAACACTAAACATTGCACTTGCAGGCACAGGCGTTGGTAAATCTTTGTTCATGTGTCACGTTGCAGGCTCTTGTCTATCTCAAGGATTGAATGTGTTGTATATCACAATGGAAATGGCAGAAGAAAGAATCGCAGAACGTATTGATGCAAATCTACTGAACATTGACATTGCAGACTTGAACTCTATCAGCAAGCAAGACTATGATAGAAAATTTTCTGCACTTAAAGTAAATACACATGGCAAACTCATCATCAAAGAGTATCCTACCGCAGCAGCATCAGCACTGCACTTTCGGGCTTTGTTAAATGAATTGCAACTTAAAAAGAGTTTTCTTCCTGACATCATTTTCATTGACTATCTTAATATTTGTGCAAGTGCCAGAATCAAGCCTGGTGCTAATGTAAATAGTTATTCTTATGTTAAGGCAATTGCAGAAGAACTTAGAGGACTGGCAGTCGAGTTTGACGTACCGATAGTATCTGCTACTCAGACGACCCGTTCGGGCTTTACCTCCAGCGATCCTGGGCTTGAGGACACGTCAGAATCATTCGGTCTTCCAGCTACAGCAGACTTTATGTTTGCTTTGATAAGCACCGAAGAGTTACAACAATTGAATCAGATACTAATTAAACAACTAAAGAATCGATACAATGATCCTAACTATTTCAAGCGATTTGTCGTAGGTATTGACAGGGCCAAGATGAAACTGTATGATGTAGAACAGTCAGCACAAGAAGATTTGGTAGATTCTGGTCAAGTTGATGACAAGCCACTGAATACATTCGGCACCCGTGAAAGATCGAACAAGTTTGGAGAATTCAAAGTATAAATACTCCAATAAACTGGAGGATTTATGGCTACTACTATCTTGACTAAAGCCCAGTTGTTTGCCAAATTGAGCAAACAATATGGAAAAGAAAATGTGATTGATACTGGAAAAACAATCCGAGTTGAGGTGCCAACTAGAAAAACAGAAGAAAGAGAAAGAGAAGCTTTTCTCATAGCAAAAACATTTAAAGGAAAATTAAAAGCCAAAAAAACCGAAATCTCTTTTAATAGTTTTTCTTTAGTCGTCAAGCCTAAAGCTGCCGCAGCGGTAGCAGCAGCTAAAAAAACTACAGTAAAAACGCCAACTAGAGTTTATTATGGATTCATGTCAAAGCTTAATCTGAAGGATTTTGATAGAACATTATTCAGAGACATAGATGCGACTTTCTGTGAGTCAGGAAAATTGCCTAAGACGCTAAAAGAAAAATCAGACGTAATAGGTGTATCTGATTTTAATAAAAAGTTGGAAAAAATTATGACCGACTCAAATGGCGTAGATTTAAAAATATGTGATTTTACAATCAAATGTGTTGTTGGAGCAATTGCAATTGTAGGTTCTGAACCAAAAGCAGATTTTGTTTTAGTTAGTAAAGTAAAAAACAAATTAACTCCTTCATTTTATGTTTCTTATAAGTTAGGAAGTAATGCAAAAGGTTTTCAAAATTATTCCGGTATTTCGAAACAAGCTTCCACGTATATATGGGAAAGTCAAGAAACAAAAGACTTTTTTAAGTTGTTGAAAAACATGGAAAAAAACAAACGGATAGAAGATGTAAAACAAGAAATAAGTGACGATAATATTATCTTCAATTCGGTTTACGGCAAAGATTATGGCAAAGCTTATGGAGTAGATAACGTACACATTTTGGCTCAAGGAAATGTAAGTATAGATCCTAATGGAAATGTAACGTATGAACACACCATAAAAAATGGAAATAACTTAAAAACAGATAAAAATTATTGCCCAGTATTTGGTGCAAGAACTGCAACGGGAAGAACTGCTAAAACTCCAACTGGAGAAACAATTACTGGATTTAGAATAGGAATATTTCCAAGAGCGTATAGAACCGCATGGTTAACACAAGACTAAAACAAAAATGAAATTCATGGATTATCTAAAAGAAAGTAAAGAAGGCAAGAATGTTCATCTAGAACATCTTGAAGACAATGTATTGAACGCTGGTGTATCTGGCGCACGTGAAGCAATTGAGTTTCTGCGTTCTTTGCGTAACATGCTTGCCGGTCATTCAGGCTCAAAAGTAAATGTGACCACAAAATGGGATGGTGCGCCTGCTATCTTTGCCGGCACAAATCCAGAAAACGATAAATTTTTCGTTGGCACCAAATCAG